GGAATTTGCGGACCCAATAACGGGACACCCAGAGTATTTCACTGATACAGTTTATGCCGATCCACGCTATCTGGATAAAGACAATGCAAACTTGAGGCTTATGACGAACTCTCCAGCCATAAACGCAGGCTATGAAGTTGCCGATCAGTACGGGCGTGATCCTGAAGACACAACCTGGCCCTACTCTACAAGATTGCCAATCACAAGTCCTAGCATTGGAGCTTGGGTCTGGGCTCCTAGGGACTCTGTTAAATCTTTGGTTCTACTTTTTGCGAATCATGCAAGGGATACTACCGATGAACAGAGGCAGGCTATTGTTGATAATTATGAAATGACTATAACAAGTCAAATCAGGCAAAATGCGGTTAAGGAAGACGCGATGAATGCCCATAAGGCATTTACATCAGCGATGAAGACTTTGTCACCCGATCACATAATTCTTGCTCATATTTCAGGGATATATACTGAAGATAATGCGGCGAAGTGGACGTTTGCCGAATGTGCTGCGTCTGGGGTTGACCTTGACAATAGTGGCAGCCTGAAGTTGTTTGCCCACTCGTGGCCCGACACTCCCAATGTCGCAGAAAGGATATATCGTGGCATAACTTTTACTGATTCCGTCCTTATGGATGCTACCTCAAGCGATTGGTCGGACAGGATCATACAGTGGTGGTCAGACCTTGATGATCCCAATACTGACGGCTGGTTCTTGGATAGTTCTGATGGTGACTTGGGACTGTCAGCCCATATTTGTGATGATGATGACCCGCAGACAGACGTGTGTCAGCCAAATATACTCGTTCAAGGATATTTTGCTGAAGATTCAGGGTGGACCTATAATACTCCTCCTTGGACAGTGGATGCTGGCGACAATGGGAAAGCCGTTTGCGATGGCACTCAGATTGCAGAGACTTTATTGACTCAGACAGCACCCCCACTGACCAATGGAGTGACCTATAGGGCAAGGTTGCAGGTGTATGCCTGGAATGCTGGCAATGTCAATGTCAGGCTGGGAACGGTTAACGGAGCAGCCAGGTCAAGTACAGGATCATTTGAAGAATATATTGAAAGTGACGGCTCTGCCTTTTCTGTTGCTGGAGATGCTGATTTCGATGGCAGTTTGGAGCAGGTTCTAGTGGATAACCAACCTTCATGTTGGGTAAGTTCAACAGCTTGGTTTGCAGAGGTAGGAGATCATCTGGATAGAGTTAAGACAGGTATGGGGACTGATCTGGTCACTTACAATGGTTTCCGAAGCTGGTATGACGATGTAGTAGTTAATGCGTGTGGTGCAGATTGTTATGCGGATTCCACCGATGGAGCTGCGATTGAAGGGTTTGTATTCCAACCGTATTACAATGAGGAGTACGATAAAACACGGGCTGAAGAGGATATTGATTTACTTATAAGAGGCATTGCCGCTGGATACACGGTGATGGCAGTCCCAAAAACAGAGACAGAATTAGCTGAATGGAAACGGAAACTAGCCTTTGCATCATTTCTTTTGGGGAAAGGTGAGAAGGCTTACTATTATTATATGCACGGGGACCTTGGGAATGCTGACTATTATCCTGAATATGGTCTAGATATTGGAGTCCCTGCTGGTACAGCTCCTACCGAATTGGCTGACCTTGAAGTAATTGGCCAGGATGATTTGTATGCTCGGGAATACACTGGTGGGCTAGTCCTTGTCAATCTGGGTGATGCACCCAGAACCTATGCAAATTCTACAGTGCGCTATTCCCTTACTCCAATTGGGGGAGGGTTGGTAGGAACAGATGGCATAATCAGCGGGACATTTCACAGTGAAACTTTACCAGCAAGCGATATTACGGTTCCTCCTGAAAGTGCTTTGATACTATCTAATGATGTTCTGCCAGAATCTTCTTTGTGCAATTACACGATAACCTCAGAGACAAGTTCTCCATACGATGGTTCTGGGATCCCTGCTGGGTCCACCATCTGTATTGACTCTACCAGAACCACTCCGATAGCATTTGAGGATTTAGATGCCAGTGCTGGTTTTCCAATTACGATAACAAACTATGGTCAAGTAAACATCGTAAACAACGGATCTGACCAAGATATACTCTTACTGACAGACTGCCAGAATGTCAGAATATTAGGCAATGGACACGGTTATACAAATATAATTTCTGGTAATTATCATCCATTGTATACGGGTGTGTCTTGGGCGGCCGGGATAAAATTAAGTGCGGGAAGCAAGAGGGCGAGATTGAAGATTGCTGACGGTGATGAAATCGGGGACAGCGGATCCGATGATATTGAAATAGGGTACATAGAGATTGATGGTAGCACTGGAGATCCTACCACTGGAGGGCATATAAACTTTTCAGATGACAATGAAGGAACTCATACTGCTAGTTTGCACGTTCATCACTTTAAGATAACAGGCGGGATTAGAGAGGGCATGTATATAGGGCATTCTGGGTTGCCTGACTGTGGACAAAGCGATTTTGACAATGTGTTAATTGAAGATGGGTGGGTTCAGGATGCTGATTGGGATGGTATCCAAGTGGATTGTGTATCATCTGGCTCGCTAATCATAAGGCGGGTGTATCTACACAATATAGGTGCGGCTGAAATACGAGAACCCGCTGATGACTGTCTCCTACTTGCTGGTTGTGGTAGGAGTGGCATTATTTTACTTAATGAGGTTACTACAAACGATGTTCAAGTCTATCAGAACTATGTCCATAATGTTAGCCGTTATGGAATAGTTGATTATAGCAACAGTACGGCCCCAACGAAGATATGGGGCAATGGGATAATTGGTGCAGGGTTTAATATTGCACACGAGGATTGTGATAACACTCCATCAACATTGAAATCAAATGCAGACGGTATTAGCTGTCAGAATGAAACTTCTGGATGTTTGATTTACAACAATGCTGTTACCAGTGAATGTGATGGGATTGCTGTAACGAAAGACATAGTAGGATCTGAGGTAAAGAATAATGTTGTTATTTCAAACTATACCACAGGAGCAGACTACGAATCTTTTGCCTTTAGGGTGAATTACAATTCTACTGTCAGTCAATATAATGTGTGGTATTCCCCGTATGCTTCTTATGTGATCAGAAATGCAGAATTGAATGAGGGAGCTGGACAGAATTTTACCATGTTAGAACAGTCTACTTGGCAAGCACTAGGGTACACCAATGATCTCTTTGCAGACCCGTTTTTTGTGGACATAGCTAGCGGCAACTTTCTACTGAAGAGCGGGAGTCCGGCCATAAATTCGGGAGCGAATCTTGGGGATCCATACAATGAGGATATACGAGGCTATGATCAGGATGATTTCGGCAGTTGGGAAAGGGGTGCATATGTATATTTTGCGCCTCCTGGATCTCGCAATGTCATTCTAAGAGGAAATGTGACGATAAAATGATAATCCCAAAAGATCAACAGGAGAGAGTTTATAAGGCCATCAACAGGCTGAACTCAAATTCTGATTTTCAATTGTTCAAGGATATTCTCCAATTGAATATGGAGGACGCCATAGTCGCACTTTCGCTTGGGGATGGCAAAGATCTTTATCAGGCGCAGGGTAGATACTTGTTTCTCTCCAGCTTACTCGACAAGACAGGGAGAGATAGGGTTCGTGAGATTCTTGACTATTTAGATGCCAACAAAAAATGAAGGAGGGGATCACCATGAGAAAGAAACTTTTAGTCGGCGCATTGATCATTGCCTGTTTGTTTGGGGGCCTGATAGCCGCGAGGTATGAGACTTTCGGCGTTGGCCAGTTGCTCGTTGAGCAATACGTTCAATTTGGCAATCTTACCAACGGTAGCAAAATCAACTACGCCACTGTGGAATTGACCAATGCTGAAATCAAAGCATTAAGGGGAAGTCCGAAGGATCTGGTCGCAGCTCCAGGATCCGGATACTTCCTTGAGCTCGTAAGCGCGGTTTTGATCCTCGATTATGGCTCAAATGCGCTTACAGAAAGCACAGACGATCTGGTAATCCAATATGACGGGGGCCAGGACGCTACGGCTGCTATCGAAATGACTGGATTTATCGATCAGACCGCCGACACCGTCGCGGTTATTCCCGCTGCTACCATTGCGGCAGTAGCATCCGCTAATGTTGCCAATGATGCTCTCGAGCTTTTCAATACTGGCGACGGTGAATTCGGCGGGAATGCCGGGGCCGACACAACCATGACGGTCAAGATAGCTTATCGGATTCATAAGTTAGACTTGTAAATACAATTTGGGCCTGACCTCTGGCTGATCCCCGGAGGCGAGCGAAGAATTTAGAGGCAGTACGGTGCCGTACCATCGTATCTGCCTCTTTTCTTTTGGCCCAACGGTTAGTGCCTAGCCTGAATACCGGACAGTAGTCCGGCTCAGGCGGGAGAGAGCTTAGGGAATACCGCTTCTGGCGGCTCCCGAGGAGGATGGAGCAATGACAATTCCTAGAGTCGTTCAAAAACAAGCAGAGGAGGCTGACAAACTTCAAAAAGACTTAATTGAAAAAGGGAAGACTGGCCCTGATGCAGAGCCAGCTCCCGGCATCGAGCAGCAAGACGCTGTAAAGGAGGAGCCCAAAAAGGAAGAAAAACCCAAGGAGACACCCGCTGCGCCTGAAGCGAAAAAGGAACCGCCTGCAAAGCCTCCGGCTGAAGCAGAGAAAGCTGATTGGGAACAGAGATACAAGGTGCTCCAGGGCAAGTACAATGCGGAGATCCGTACGCTGAATACGAAACTCACCGATGCGACAACCTTGCTGGCTCAGGCCAATACAAGGATAGGCGAACTTGAGAATCGCTCAGCACCGGCCCCGCAGGCCGAACCTAAGCCGTCTGTACCTAAGCCCATCGATCTTCAAGAGATCGACCCGGCAAAGATTTTTACGGAAGAGGAGCTGGGGGCCCTTGAAGAAGAGGGCTTCGATGCTTCAGCCGTAAAGATTATGGCCAAAATCAACGCTAAGCTCATGGGAGCTCGCGGGGATACTGGCTCCGGAGATAGCGAAGTGAAGGCGCTTAAAAGTAAGGTCGAAAAACTTGAAAAGAGCCAGGAAGTTATTGATAGAGCCACATTTGACGCTGAACTGACAAAGCTCGTCCCCGATTGGAAAATAGTGAACGGTCATAAAGGCGAGGGAATCGAACCAGATCAGAATTGGTATGAGTGGCTTGAACAAATCGATCCCTTCTCTGGCTTGCCTCGACAGCAACTCCTGAACATCGCTGCTAAAGACCTCGACGTTAAAAGAGTCGCGCAGTTTTTCAACTCCTTCAAGGCACTCCATCCTAGTAAGTATGGGCAAGGGGCACCTTCTCAACCTGGGCAAAGCATGGGCGATCCTTTGGAGAAAGAGATTGTTCCAGAAGGCGGGAAACCGCCAAGCGGACCGGAGCCGAAAGTTACAGCGGTTACCGGACAGCAATATCTGGAGGCTTCAAAGGCTTTCGCCCTCAAAAAGCTAGGTGAGGAGGAATTCAGAAACATCGAAAAGAAGTATCTCGCCTCCCAGGGGATTGGTGGCTAACCAGCCTGATTTCCCCTGGTAGGCGGCTTAGATAAGGAGGCCTTCCTATGCCAGTTCCATCAGCGACAGGGCATCCGGCATATAGCGGGACTTTTATCCCGGAAGTTTGGAGTGGCAAACTTCTGGTTAAGTTCTACGACGCAACCGTCGTCGCCGCGATAGCCAATACCGACTACGAGGGCGAAATCAAAAACCATGGCGACAAGGTAATTATCAGACAAACGCCTGATATTGAGATCCGGGACTACTACAAGGGCATGAACCTTCAGATCCAACGCCCTGAAAAGCCGGTCAAAGAACTCGATATCGACAAGGGCAAGTATTTCAACTTCATTCTCGACGACATTGACAAGTATCAATCTGATATCGGTCTGATGGATGATTGGTCAAACGATGCCAGCGAGCAAATGAAGATCAAGGTTGATACCGAAGTTTTGGCCGACATTTACGACGATGTTAGTCCAGACAATGCCGGGGCGACTGCAGGAAGAAAGAGCCAAGCCTACGATATGGGCTATACCACGGCTCCTGAATCAATCACCACGGCCAATGTTTTGACCTATATCGTCAATGCTGGCGTTATTCTCGACGAACAGAATGTGCCTGGGCAGAACCGCTGGTTTGTAATTCCCGCCTGGTTCCAGGGTTGTATAAAGCTCTCCGATCTCAAAGATGCGAGCCTTACCGGAGATGCCAAATCTACTCTGAGAAATGGCAGGATCGGCATGATCGACAGGTTCACCTTCTATATGTCGAACCTGGTCTACAGTGTGACCGATACTGTCATCTGCTACCACTGTCTGTTCGGCCAGCGATACGGCCTAAGTTTCGCGGCTCAAATGACCGAAATGGAAAGCCTCCGAGCTGAATCCACTTTCGGTACTTTGGTACGCGGGTTGAATGTTTACGGCTACGAAGTCTTGAAGCCAGAAGCCGTAGGCGACCTCTATTGCACAAAGGGCTCATAAGGGGGATTGGCAGTAACTAAGGGCGGGCGCTTATAGGGTCTGCCCGGAACACAAGGAGAAGTGGTTATGGCAAACACCATTGACTATACCCGAGGGGCGACCATCGGGGTTGCTTTTGACTCCCCGAAAGCCCATGTGTTGAAAAGGGTACTCGATGTGCCAACGATGATTGCGGAAAATGCGACACTGGCTGCAAACGCCAAAATTACCGCGACTGATATCATCCAGGCCATTGACGTCCCCGCTGACTTCTGGCTGTTTTATGCCTTCTTTGAAGTCATTACCGCCCATGCAGCCACAGTGACGGCTGATCTTGGTTTGGCCGGTGGGCAGGAGATTGCTGCAGGCGTCGACATGGCAACCGCAGGAACAGAGGCAAAAATGCTCTTTGACGGAACCTGGGGGCCAGCAACTCTTTGGGGCAAACACTTTACTGCCGCAGATACCATCGACGTTGAGTACCTGACCGCAGATACCACAGTCGGCAGAAGCGTGCTCCAGGTGGCCGGATTTAACTTGGCTCATGGCGTGACGGCAACAACTAACCCGTATGATTGATAGTTGAATCCGACGGACTGAAAGCTAACCAAAGGGGAGGGGATCACTCCTCCCCTACTTCAAAAAAAGAGGTGCAACATGCCAATTTACATGAGGAATACCACTACAGGCCGAACTTACGTTTACGATCCGAATGTTTTCAAGCGCAGAAGGCGAGTGCTTGAAATCGTACATGGAAGTTTCGTTGACGGTGAATTCGTTCCTGAGAAGGCTCCTCTGGTAGAACCGATGGGACTCCCGGAGGAAGAAGAACCAAAAACACCAGAATTAAGCCAGGAAATCGAGGAAGTTCCTCCGGCAGCTCCCGGTGAAGAGGCCGTGCCTCTTGATACGTCGATTATGGTCGACAAGATCAACAAGCTAAGATCCAAGGCAGATATCCAGAATTTTGCCATGAAGCAAATGGGAATAGTTGTTGATATGAGCAAAACGAAACCCGAACTGAAAGAGCAACTATTGGCCTTGGTTAAGGCTAACGCACAGCAGGGCAACATCTTTTAGGGGGATATCCTCATGGATATTGACGACCTATTGGCTGAATTTTATGCCAGGGGAGAGATGATCGATCCTCCTCAAGTATGGGTAAGGGATCAGCTTTTCGATGGATTTGAAAAGCTATGTCTCGACACCTGGGCCTTCGAGGAAGTTCTCGCGATGCTTACGGTCAGTGATCAATTTGAATATAGCCTTGCGCCGAGGACCTCAAATACTTTAGTTTGCGGAGTTATCGATGCAGAATTGGCTACGGTTGATACTCCGCAGCCTGAAACCTCTGTCGCCGCCACTGGCGGGACGCTTCCTGCCGACACTTATTCTTATAAAGTGACTGCCGTAAAAGATGACCAGGAGACAATCGCCTCCGAGGCTGTAGAGGCGACAACGACTGGAACGACGTCCGTAGTGACGATCAGTTGGGATGCCATTGATGGGGCCGAGTCTTATAATGTCTATGGTCGCGACTCCGGCGCGGAAGCTCTGATCGGCAATACCACAAATCTTACTTATGACGATGATGGCAGCGAGACACCATCCGGATCCCCGCCAACCACCAGTCCCTTAATGAAACAAATTGGGCTAACCAACCGGCAGACTGAACAATTCCGCAGTAGGACATTCAGGCAGAATCGAAGCGACGCCATAAGCGGTGTAATTTGGTATGGCGGGCAGTCTATCCAGCTCGATCAGATCCCGGAGACTGATAACATTGGTTTTCAAGTTAGAGTGGCTCTTTATCCAACCGCCAATTCAGTTCCATTCCCAGAGGCCATCGTCCAGTACGCCGAGGCAATTAAAGAATACGCCAGATGGAAAATTTACAGCATGCCTCCGAGTGAAAAAGTTACTTGGTTCAGCCCGGAAAAATCCATGATGGCGCAGATTGAATGGGAGAAATTAAAAGGCAGACTTAAAGCATCAACGAGAAGGGGCTTTGTCGGACCTACAAGGATCAAGCTGCGTCAATTCGTCTAAAGGGGAAAGACTATGTCCATGACCAGACAGCAATTAAGAAATCAGATTGCCTACAACCACGGCAACCGGAATGACAAGGATGCGATTATCAATCAAATCCTCAATTTCGTCGTTGATGCCATTGGCGAGGTCTACGATTGGGACGACCTGGAAGATATTGATTATACTCTATCGCTCGCCATAGCCGATTATAGCGAGCCGCTTGGACCTACCATGCGCAAAGTTAGATTCATCCGGCTGAAAACCGCTGGAGATGCTTGGCTGGATATCTCCAAACTCGACATGATGGAATTCAGGCGCAGATATACCCAAAGCATTCCAACCGGATCTAATGCAGCTCCAGAGGCTTGCACCATTATAGGCAGGAAGCTCTATTTCAATACGAAAGCCGACGTCGCCTACACTATCTACGCTGATGTTATCCGGTATCCAACTGCCATGACAGAAGATGACGATTTCCCTAGCATTCTAGGAATCGACCACGTTATTGAATGCTACGGGACAGCCTGGTTGTATCTGCATCTGGACGAACCTGAGAGCGCTAAAGATTGGTTTATGATGGCCGACGCTATGTTGAAAAACAAAGCCTCCGAGGCCAGTATCCCCTTTGCCAATGTTCCGAGGAGAGCTCCTGGGAGTTAAACATGCAAATCACAATAGATGAAAGCCAATTCGTAACCGACTGGATAGCCACTAAACAGGCTTTGGATACCCTCCAGGCGATTGACAATATTTATGGGCCAGTAACTCGAGAAATAAAAGGAATAACCATCGAGCTGGTCAATGAATTAAGAGCGGCGATGAAGAAAGCCATCCTGGGCAAGCTGGAATCAGATCTGCTTGATCTTTTTAGAGATCAACTAGGCCAATAAGGAGAGTAACAATGAAGCGCAAAGTATTGATCTCGGTTTTGGCATTTTTAGTTGTTGGACTTGCTGCGATTTGCCTTGCTCAAGGCCCTGTAACCATTGGGGAGCTCAGCTCGTTGAATGATATTGCTCAGAACGTAGATGCCAGCGGAGTGCAAGTGTTTTCACTTGATAAATACCTCTGGGCCTTCCTCCAGGCCAATATGTTCAGCATCCTCTTTTTCCTGGCGCTACTCAAAGTATTCGCTACCTTCACTCCCTATAGCGAGGACGACAAGATTGTCGAGGCATTAATTGGGTTTTTTGGGCAATTCAAGCCTGGACCCAAACAGAATACAGATAAACCCGCAGGGTCTTAGCAAAAAGGAGTGGCACCATGAAACTATCAAAGAAATGTGGGCGATGGATCCTATCATGGCTGCCCATAATGATCATCGTTTTTGGGTTAATAACTTTAGCCTATGCTGCACATACAAACAATTGGGATGAAACCAGCCCTTCCAATGCTACCCTTGCAACGAGTATCGATGATGAAATCGTCAAGGTGCGCCAGGACATAAGGGAACGGTTTGCGGTGGATCATAAGGCAGCCGTTTCCGATGATGCCTTAGCAAAGTGGGGCGTTCACAAACAAATCACTTTTGAACAGCGAATTTCAACGCCATCCGAGCCGCCTGGGGCTATCGCCACTCTATACCTGAAAGCTGCCGACAGAGACAGCGAAATAAGATTTGCTGACGTCAACAATGTTGACAATAAAATCGTCTTTGTCGGTGAAGTAAGAATGGTTCTTGGAAGCACTGTTCCAACCGGCTGGCTCCCTTTGAATGGGACCACTATAGGGGATGCCTCGTCCGGTGCAGATTACGCAAGTGCCATTTATGAGGATCTTTTTCTATACCTTTGGGCTGAATGCGGCCAAACCGAATGCGAAGTTGTCGGAGGCCGTAGCGGCGACGCTGCAACGGATTGGGCATCACATAAAGAACTCACAATGCCTGATGCTCGTTGCCGGATGGTCATCGGTGCCGGTTCATCAGCGGGATTAACGACCAGATTAATAGGGGACACAGGCGGCGATGAAACAAAAGATCTAACTCACGACCATGGCTTGAATAGTCATACGCACGGCGCTGGCACTCACACCCACACACTTAAAGGCTCGGTTGTGCAGGCAGACAAGTCAGTCACTTCTACTGATCCGGTAGTATGGGATGAGGCTAAGGACCATGCCTATGTAGATACTGGAAGCTATAACATATCTGGCGGAAATGACGTAACTTATCTCGGGACAAGCGGCGGGAATACAGGGGTAAGCGCTGGGAACACGGCTGCGGCAACTGGCAATACTGCAACGGGGGCCTCTGCCACGCAAGATGTGATGAACCCGTGGTTTGCACTGAGGCTCATAATAAAATTCTAAGCATATGGCTAAACGATCTGAAAAAGAAAGTATAGGATTTCTGGGATATCGCTACCATCGGGCGAAGCACTTGCTAAGGCCGGTGATCCCAGATTCAGGGCCGTCCCAACTCATAGGCGGGCAGAATATGTATCACCAGCATTATATGATGCGCACTTTTCCTGGGCTGAGCCCTCTCTCCACCGTAAAACTAGGCGAACCAGGAAAAAGGCGCATTATGGGCATTTTTCCATATGTCGCAAGCGACGGCACGATTTATTTCATCATTTGCTGCCCTTCAAGGATTTACTATTATAAACCTGGAGATGCTGTTCCCACAGGTATCACAGGATCTTTAACTCTAACCGGAGGCGAAACCAATTATTTTGATGCAGTCTATTGGACGGATACAGATGGGACCTACGATCCCTGGATAATCATAGCCAATGGAGTAGACGCCCCATTCTATTGGGACGGGACGGGGAATTGCTCGCTATTAGGCGGCAGCCCTTCCGTTTCGCTTTATATCAGCTCGTTTGCAGGCCATATAATTCTGTCCCATGTTAAAAGCGGGGCGACTTATTATAATCAAAGAGATCAGTGGAGCAACATAGACAATGCCGAGGATTGGTCGGCAGGCACGGCAGGATCCAACGATTTGAGACAAGATGCCGGAGGAATAATGGGGGATCTTGTCTTTGGCGATTTGCGCTTCGTTTTCAAAGAACTTTCAACCACTCTTTGTAGGCCCACATCTAGCATTCCGCCATTTAATTATGCTCAGGAATTTCTGCCTATCGGCTGTGCAGCTCCAAGAACAATTATAAAAATCTGGAGGCATGACCTCGGATTTTTCCTCGGGAATGACCTTAATTGCTATATCGTCCGCAAAGATGGATCCTATGTGCCAGTAGGTGACGATATCACTTATAGATTGCGCGACTGGAACAACGACGCCATCATCCAGTATTCTTTTGCTTTTTACTACCCAGCCCTAGACTACCTTATATTTGGCGTCCCATCCTCTAATGATAGTTCCAATTACTGCGACTACCTTTTTGGCTTCGACCTCGGCCATTACGTTAAGACCGGCGAAGTTGTTTGGACTCCTCCGATCATCACCGGACTCAATCTAAGTGCTGCTAGTCAAGGGAAGTTCAAGGCCGCTTACACTATCGGAGAGTTAGGCCCATTGGGACCAACCATAGGGGAGTTCGATCCCGCTATAACAATTGGCGAACTCTTCGAGGCTGGCGCATTTTCAACGATGATAGTTGGGGACAAGGATGGGCTTTTGTGGCAATTGGAAGAAGGACATGAACGGTTTGGGGCATTAGAAATTACTGGCAGCGAAACAGTTACCAATGGAGAATTCACCACCGATACAACCGGATGGTATCCAGGGAATGCTGCGGTTTTATCCAGTGTAGCTGGCGGGCAGGCCGGGAACTGCCTGAAAGTGCAAGCGGATGGGACAGATGATCCCTTTGCCTATCAGACCATTTCGGTCATAGAGGGCCAACTCTATCTTGCGACTGTCTATGTCAAGCAAGGTGATGAAGCGACATACCACTTTCAAGTGCGCGATGTTACCCATTCTCAAGATATCCAAATACTCGCCAATAGAGAGGCGACAAGTTCATGGGTCAAGCAGGAAATGTTGTTTGAAGTCCCCAATGGCTGCACGCAAATTTATATCGGCCTATACTGCGTAACGACTGCAGGCAGCGCAAAGTACATGCTATTTGATACTGTCTCCATGAAGCAAGTCTCGCTTATGGGAGATAAAATATCATGGGAGCTAGAGACTCCAGATTACAAATTGGCTGACGATTTTGCAAATAACGCTCGATTGGTCGAGTATATTCTCATGTATCGCAAGGATGGAGGGAATAATGTTGACGTCCAGGTAAGTACGGACGGTGGCGCTGAATATAGCGATCCCTACACTGTTACCCTGTCTGGCAGCGGTGCAGATGATGAAGAGTTAGATGTTACGGCCTGGATTGATAAATTTGGCAGGAAACATCGATTCAAAATTTCAGGTACGGGCATAGAAACAATCATCGGACAGCAAATGTTTGCCAAGCCGGTGGGGAGAAGGTAATGCCACTCTTGCCGCCAATACTGCCGCTGATCCCAGAGAAGCCAGCCGGCCTTTCATCCGCCAATCGTGACGAACAGTTGCGATCTGCAGTTAAATACATAGAAGATCAGGGGAAATACATAGAGGTTCTTTCGAGAAACCTCAAATCGTTCACCCAGGATCTTTTAAACCTGATCAATAACAGGCCATCCTTTTTGGTTAAACCCACAAGTGACCAGCTCAATATCGCTATCGATGGCTGGGTAAACATCCTTTTTGAAACGACAGTTTTTGATATAGGAGACAGTTTTTCCAGCTATTATTTTACGGCACCCATCAAGGGGATATACTTACTTTCCGCAACTCTATACGCCATGAATTTGGATTCGGCTGCGACCTATTACTGGATTCGTATCAATGGATCCAATAGGGACATTTTTGGCACTATGCTTGACATAGACCTATTGGCATCAGGCGACCTGGCTTTTCATAATTTCGTTTGTGTCGGGCTTTTGGATATGGACCAGGGTGATGTAGCCTACGTTCAAATGTACCAAAGTGGAGGTACAGCCCAAACAGATATTGAGGCTGATTATTCAAGTTTTAGCGGGTGTCTATTGTTGGCACAATAAGAAGAGGGGGGCTATCCATGTTTTCCAGCATAGAATTTCTCAGCCAAGATGGTCCGGTTCTTTTCGGCCTGCGTGCTATCGTTTCTTTTTTTCTGAGTTTTGCATGTTTTCGCATAGCAAGCATATCCGGATATTACCAGGAACAAAGGACGCATGGTGACGAAAAAAGAGACCTTCAAAGGTGGACTCCGGAACAGCAAAAACTTGCGAAACAATTTATTGATGAATACCTCACTCCTCGCCTGGGGAAAGGACTGGAGGAATATCAGGGAAGATTGCCGGGGACAGGTGGCCCAAGTACGTTGCAGGCCAAAGCCTTCGCAGCCCTAGAAGATGTTGATATGGGCACTCCCGAGGACTGGACAAATAGGGTTAATACTTACCTCGAGTCAAGAAGGAAGTATCTTGCACCTACCTACGAAAAGCAAGATGCCTTGTTAAAAGAGAAAATGGCTTCTATGGGCTTGCAACACTCTACCGATGTGCTCAAGGCCCAATCGGACGTGCTAGGCACCAGGGCCGCCGAGGAATCAATGATCGGAGCTGAAAAGTACGATCAATATGAGCAAATGGGACTGACTGTTTATCCGCAAATGCTTGCCAGTATCGGCACAATGCAAAAGGAAATTGAAGATGCTGGAGATGTGGCCAGGTTTCAGGAATGGCTTAGGACACAACCCGAGTACAGTCCAGTAATCGATCAGATCATGTCAATACTTGGTATGCAGCCGGTTGAAAAGGGTGATATCCAAACAAGGGGATTCACTCAGGAATGGGGCGCTTCAGGGAGCTACACATCCGACAAGCGAACTAAAAAGAATCTTATAGACCTTACTCCTTTTGCGCCCATATACGCTCAGGGGCTTCGCAGGCTGACAAAACTAACACCGTTCGCTTTCCAATATAAACAAGAGATAATAAGCGACGGCGACCAGGTGCATGTTGGAGTGGTTGCCGATCAGTTGAAAATGATAGTCCCGGAGCTCGTTCACACCGTCACCATAAATGGGGAGGAATACCTTGCGGTTGATTATGCAGGCTTAGCCGTAAGACTTCTGCTCGAATTAAAAGCAAGGAGTATGAAAGATGCGTAGATATGGTGGATCATTTGGCTACAAGGGACCGGCTACTTTAGGGCAAACCCATGCCTCTACCTCTGCCTCTGGGTTGGCTGCGCTTAATAAGCAGGAGGCCGATGAAGCCAGACTAAAGCGGCTCGATGCGATGAAGAACGCCGCTGTCCATGCAAGAGCCATGGATCCCGACAATCCAGAGGATCAGCAACGCCTCGCTACGCTGCTTGAAGAGGCAGGACTTAGTGCCTATGGACGGCAGCCTGTTTTTGAAGAAGGTGCTACTCAGGTATTGGACTCCCAAAGGCCAGTATATGATGAAGAGGGCCGCAAGCAGGGATTAGAGTTTTTTGAAGGGACCGTCCAGCCTGCAGGCTCGCCTCCGAGCGAAAGGCCACAAGTAGCTGATGCCATGCAAACCTATAATGCCCTGATACAAAGATTCAGGATGGAAAATCCTAGCGTTTATGCCCCGCGTACTACTGGCTCCGGCCAGGTGGCTAGGGATCCGATAACAGGCGAAGTAATAGATGCGCGGCCTACAGACCTCGAAGAGCGTCGGCAAGGTTTAGTGACTGATATGGAGAAACCACCAACCGACGAAGATTACAGGCGACTCTACGGTGTCAAGCCTTCAGACCTTGAAGAACGCCGACAAGGTTTAAAGGAGGATGTGGGAGAGCTTTCAAAGGAGGATTATAGGCGCCTCTATGGCCTAAAAGTTGCAGAAGGTGCCGAGAAGAAGGACACTACTACTGCCGATCAGAAGCCGCCCTCTCCCGCGAAGGCATTGCAGCGGATATCTGACATTGAAAAAGCCCGAGCTACATTAGAGAAAGGCGAGGTGATAACTGCAATAATGGCAAAGACCATGCCGGAGCTGGCTGATTATTTTGGCAAGAAAATACCAGAGGAACTTAAACAGCGGTTATACGCCGCTTGGGACAGAGAGATAGCCTACCTAAACCAATTCATCCCCAGAAAGGGTGGCAAGGGTGGAGGCGGGAGCGCTAATTGGAAAGACTATGACTATTGAAAGCTGGCAGCATGATCCCGAGTTTCAAGCATTACCTGAAGATCGCAAATTGCGAATTATGTCGAACTATTTCGACAAGGAGATCGTGGATGACGAGTTCGATTACCTTCCTGAACAGCATAAAAACCGCATAAAAAATAACTTTCTATCTTCTCAAAACATAAATATCGGCGCGGAAGGATTAGGGCTCCCTCCCGCACAGCCGCAACCAGGACAACCTCCTGGACTAGCTACTCCGCCTGAAACCCCTCCAGTTCCACCAGATTTCGGCCCGGAGGATCCATTCGCACCAGAATGGAAGGCGAATGTCACTCCGTTTACTAGGCCTTTAGCAGACACATCTGAGGAAGTCGCTGCGGAACTGCCTTACCCAGCCGCCGGCCCGGCACCCGAAACGGCACAACCACAGTTCGGCCTGGAGGATCCATTTGCCCCAGAACGGCAAGCAAGGATCACTCCACCCACCAAACCACCAGATTACGGTCTGCGCGAAGATGGAACGCCGAAGGGGATGGGCTATTTCGGCCCGATTAAGCGTCCTGATGGAAAGGTATCGACTGAACTATCCATCGGCGTGAATATTGATGGCAAAGAAACGCTAATCCCTACGCTCGTTCCGACATTAACTGCAGACCAAAGAGATTACCTCATTAATTTTGAAGGTAGACCGCAGGATCTCGATCCAGCCATAGTAGATATAGCAGTAGCCCACGCACGCGAAAGAATCGCAGCCGGGAAAAGTCCTTTCGCTCAGCCAGGAGAACAAACGCGACCAGGAGCGCCAAAACCCACACAGGAATTGATGGAACTAACGCCGCAGCCAAAGGCATTCGAGCACCTAGAGCTAGGCTTGCCGGAGGCTGATGTCAGCAATGTGGATCCCAGACTTCTATCTATTTTTCCTGAATATGCAGTTCGAGCCACAAGAGGGATTACCCGACCATTTCTGGCGCCATTTAAGGGGACTCGCTTTGACACACTTGCCGAAATGGATAAAGCAATCGAATATTGGCGCAATTTGCGAGGCCCAGAAGAAGAACGAATGGGCATTCCCAATATCGGCATCGGACCTCGTCCTGGATCACTAATTCCGCAGCTTGAATCAAGGCCAAGCGTCGCGGCGACTGATATCCTGGGCGATATAGTTGAAGGGATGGCCGCAGTTTATGGTCCGATAAGATTGGCACATAACGCAGCGGGGTTGCTCGTTCAGAAACTTGCCGATCCTCGCATTTCTGGCATGTTCACTCTAACTTATGCGAGGAAATTTTTCCGTGATGTACTGCAAGGCATGATAACTGGCGCATTGCTCGGTGAAGGCGAAAAAGAAAAGACCATGGCCGATGCTGCGCTATTTGGCCTATTTGGCGCACTTGGTTATGTTGGCCCATTCATGGAGTCCATAAAGAATAGCGACCTGTGGCGCAGAGCAACGATTAGGGAGCGTGGCGTAATAGCTCTGACGTTTGAAGATGTCATGGCCAAGCACCCAGAAATGACCGAAAAGGAGATTTTGCGAAAATGGAATAGTGATGCCTTCAGACAGCAGGCGGCACAGGAGATGAATAGAACTTTTGCCCCGGAACAAGCGCAAAGGGCCGAACCCGCCGAGCCAGGGCCTCCGCCAGGGCCAGAGCCGGGGCCAACGGCTGGTCCTCCTCCGCCAGGGCCTCCGCCAGGGCCAGAACCTACACGGGGACTAAGGACTGAACCGGAAGTCGCAGCACAGCCAACCGGCCCACCGGAGCCCGAACCCACCGCCGGGATCCGCACGACTCCGACAGAACCGCCCTCGGAAGAATACAAGCCTTACACTTGGGGCGAGGATCTCGCGGGGAAACAGGTCCGATCTGGATCCGTAACCGGAGAAGTAATCGAAGAATTGGCCAAGACAATCAAGGTCAAAACGCCTTCCGGGATGAAAGTCGAAGTCCCAAAAGGCAAGAATCTTGAAGTAGGCACGTTAGCTCCTGCAGCTCCCGAGGCTACCGCAGAAGAGGTGCCAGAGGAAATCCCATCCCCGCCCAAAAAGAAAAAAGTCCCAGGAGTCCCGGAGGCCTCCGAGAAAGACCTCGACATACTGGATTTGAAAAAGGTCGGAGAACAAAATAAGCAGATCAAAAAGCGCTATCCCGATCTCGGCCCTTCCCAGGTCAAGGCATACCGTGAATCCTTGTCAGGGCTTCAATCCCAACGAGAAATGGACGAATGGAAGCGTAAGCGAAAAGAAATGGCGGCGCGGCCTGATCGGATGGTTGAAGTTAGAGGAAGGCCAGTAAGAATTAGCTACTCAGATTACGGTCCAGCCGTTCATGCCGTCGAGCCAGGTTATTTCCCTGTTAGCGAAACGGGATACAGATCTTATGCTGGGATGTGGGAAGGCGATTTAACACCTGAAATGCTTGAAGATACTGCGAAAGAAAAAGACAAAAAATTAGCTAAGGACATTAAGGAAGCAAAACAAATTATCCAAGGGAAAGGGAGAGCTGCTACCCCCGGCAGGCAAGACGTTGTCGGGAAGGTAATTAACCTCGGAATGGCTCTGAAGGATATGAGCGACATCTGGTTCGCTCCCGAGGAATCCAGGGGGGAAATGATTGATTTGGCATTAAAACTTGCCAAAAAAATTACTCAATTGCCTCCACTTGAAGAAGGGAAACACCACGCCTGGAAACCGGAAGATCTTGAGGCCAGAAAAGACGAAGCCAAGCAGCTTATTCCCGCCTTGGAAGCAGCGAAAAAAGGTGATTTAAAGCCACTCGC